CGGAGAACTGGGTCCTGGGAGAATTGAGCAAATGAATCGTTGCGAGCGCACGTTCCACGAATCGCCGGAGCGCGGACTTCAGTCCGCAGGAAACCACAACCAATCAAACTGGTGTGGAGTTCTCGACGTGCCGTCCATACCTAGGGAGTACTATGTTTGAAGAACGGAGGTCGAAGCGAAAATCGTGGCGGTATTTTGCCATGCTCTTCGGTTTCAATCTGCGAACTTCCGACGAAAGTTCCCTTGGTAAAAGACGAGGCAGTTTACGGGCAGAGCCCGGTCGGCTTTTAAAAGGAGCCGGCTCCGACTTTCGTCGGAGTCTTTCTGTCACCGACGTACTCCTCATTTTCCTTACCATTTTTATCTTGGTGGGTAGTTTGAGGTGTTTCGCTGGTGATTGTTCAACACTCGAACTTGTAATCCGATTGTTGATTAGGCCTGTTGCTGGAGGTCTTTTATGACCTTCCTCGTTTGGCCGTTTGTGGATGCCGATTCAACCTGGAAAACCTCACTTGTATCTCGAGAGACCAATTCGTCCGGCCCGTTTCTCTTCCATCGCAATTCTGCGTGGGGAGAGATTACGGAACTGTACGATTGGCCTTCCGAAGATATATTTAAGGAATCCCAGTTTAGGTTGTCGTCCAACTTTAACAGCCGGAAGGCACTCGGGCTGACCTTGGCGAAGAGGTTTTCCTCGTTTCCGAAAACCGCGACTAAACGTCCGGAATTCTTTGACAAAGGAACCCCTTCTATCAAGGCCTCTAAGTTGCGAAAAATTCTCGCCTGTAAACCGCCCTCATGGAAAAACCATGAGTACGTTGAAAGCGGGAAGTTTCGAACTCAGAGACGCTGGGATCCAAAGACCCACAAATACGTTAGCCTAGAAGTTCCAATAATGGTCCGTAAGATCAAGTTGATCCCCGGGCGCAAGATTGGCGACTTGAAAACAAACGCATTGTGGTTTGAGGAACACCAGCGGAGCTGCAGTACGGCCTCGGTATTGGTCCGAAGATGGTCCGATCACTTGGCTGTACCGCCGCCCTTCCCTCACTATGTCGACTTTGAACAATATTTCGGTCCTTGGATTGACATACCCCTTACGGGGTCTGGCAGTTTAAGTTCCGCTATGAGTTCAATGGCTTCAGAGTTTAGGGATGCGTGTCTGGTCGACCAACCCCTGATTACATATTCAACGGAAATAGCTGCCCTTGATGACAAAGTCGTCAAGAAGCTATATTCGAAGATACTTAATCAGAAGGTTGACTTAGCCACGGCGATGGCAGAGGGTGCTAAGTCGGTCCGCATGATAGCGGATCTACTTATGCGCCTCATTGAGTTCTTCCTGGGTTTATACAGGTTGAACCCGAAGAGAATTCTTAGCGGTTTCAAAGGTTTACTGAAGGATTTACTACCCTCCAGTCCTAAGAAGCTAGCTAATGATTTCCTTGCTTATCGCTATGGCATATCTCCTTTGATGTCTGATATAAGTGGATCGGTACAATCTATTGCCGATTACTTAGATTCAGAGCCAAAGGTTTATGCCAGAAGTCGCTCCAGTACCCTTATCGATAATAGTAGCTTTGAACTTGAGCCTACTTCGCTTGGTTTCAGGCGTCGTAGGTTAGAGGACAAAGTTTCTATCGATATCGCATACAAAGTTACGTATGCCATAACCGATATGGGGAACAGGCGGTTGACGGAACTGGGCTTTACAAACCCAGTCAACGTCGAGTGGGAGTTAGTGCCATTCTCCTTTGTTGTCGACTGGTTCTTACCTATCGGCAATTACTTAAGGGGTCTGACCACTTTCGATCATCTCGTCGTCAAGGGGTGTCATAGGACTACTACGATTCGAGTGAATCGTTTTTATTTCTATGACCATCCTGGTACGGGCGGTGAGTTAGCGGATGATCAGATCCTACAGGGATCGTGGGTTTGGAGTACGGCAGATGTTTACTGCTACAGGGAAATAATTCCTGTCCCAGTTTTACCTCTTCCGACCTTCAAAAACCCGCTCTCTATAGGACACCTGGCCAACGCTATCGCACTTTTCGTTCAACTATTTAAAAAATAGTTGAACTTCCATTTTGAAAAGGAAGTTTTTATGAGCGCTTTTGCGCCCATCGTTTTGGAAGATGGTGCCGACACTCCTGTCGAGCACACTTTCAGCCCTTCTGGGTTCGATCTAAATGGAGTTGCACGTCTTTACGAGGCGACGGAAGAGGGGTCTCTCGACTCCCGTTACGCCATCTCGTTGGGCGTGTCACTCCCAAAGAACGGATCCCAGGTCGCTCGTGTCACGGCAAAAGTCGTGATCCCTGTGATGGACTCCGAGAACCCGCTGGTGAAAATCGGCGAGCTCATCGGTACGACGTCGTTCGTGTTGCCGAAAACGGCAACCCTGGCTTCGCGTGCCGATATCCTCGCTCTCATGGCCAATTTCTTGGCCGATGCGAGCGTCGTTTCGGCTGTCCAGGACCTCGAATCGATTTATTAGTCGGTCCGATGTCCTACCAGGTCATTAAAACCCTGGATCATTACTAGCGAAAGGCCTAATCACCCTTAGCTAGGTTCCTTTACCTTTAGATAGAGGAAGGTATCAATGGCAATTGCTACTGAAACGACCGATAGGTTAGTCGAATCTTACTTATCATCCTTGGATTGCCCGAGATCTTTAGCGATCTGGCTCATGTACTCTAATCGAGAACATGATCAGTTAATCGCTTTAGACTTCGATCCAGATAAATACCTGGATTTTGAGCACTTCAAGAGCTCTTATTTAGCTACTAAGTTTCTATCTAAAAGCGTCTTCTTAAAGACTACCGTCGATAAGAAGAGAGTCGCTTTTGATGGATTCCTAGCATCTGAATTTAGCTGCAAGAGTATCAATCTTGACAATTTCCAAACGGCTCACTTAAAAAGTGAATCGTTCGAATGGATTCATAATGATTCCATTCGTCAAATTGGTTATTGTCTCGATGATTTTTCTGCTGATGAGTTTTTCGATTCGGCCAATTGGGGCCCTGGTGTTACTCAGCTGATAAAGCGAGACACCAGTTCCACAAACAAATTCCGCTTAGAAAACGGAATAACCCGAGCCCTCCATGACTTTATTGCGCCTTTTCTCGGTGAGGCGTATCCTAGTTGGGATTTAACGAAAGTTACTTTCCAACCTGGTAACAAAGTCGTGACTGTACCTAAGTCTTCGAAGACTGATCGAACTATTGCTATTGAGCCAGGGTTAAATCTCTGGTTTCAAAAATCAATAGGTAGTATGATCCGTCGACGTCTACTTAGGTTGGGCTGTGATCTTAACTCGCAGCTGAGGAATCAGCGACTCGCAAGAGTCGGTAGCAAGTTTAGTAATCTTGCTACAGTAGATTTCTCCGCTGCGTCAGACTCCATAAGCGTGGCCACCGTTGAAGCTTTGTTGCCTCTTCGATGGTTCACAATTATGAATTTGGCCAGATCACGGTTCGGTTCCCTTGAAGGTCACCAGTTCTTTTATGAGAAGTTCTCCAGTATGGGGAACGGCTTCACATTCGAACTGGAGTCACTGATCTTTCTGGCATTAGCTCGCAGTTGTTGTAGATTCCTGCGTCTTAATGAAAGAGAGGTCAGTGTCTATGGGGACGATGTTATAATCCCTATAGAGGCCTTCAATCTTTTCGTCGAAATTTGTAAGATTTATGGCTTCTCCGTTAATCGTCAGAAAAGTTATTCTTCTGGCTCTTTTCGGGAAAGCTGTGGATCCCACTATTTTGACGGAAAGGACTGCAAGCCTTACTACCTCAAAGGAGTAGTCGAGGGAGAGTTGCAAGTATATCTCGTTGCTAACTCGATTAGTCGGCTAGCCTCTTCCGGAATGATTTACGGAAGAGATAGGCGATTTTTTGAGGTGCATCGATTCCTAAGAAATAAGGTGAGAAATCCTTGCCTTATTTCCGAGGGTTACGGAGATGGCGGTTTCATCGTTGATTTTGATGAAGCTACCCCTCCGCGGGCTAGGCACGGTATCGAAGGATTCCGTGCTAAGACCGTACTTGCCGTACCCATAAGGTACTTCTCCGACGACCACGCTTTGCTTTTAGCAAGGCTCAAGGGCCGCAGTGTCGAGGTCGATCAAGGAAACTTGACCAGCCTCAGGAGCCGAGTTAAGACTCTTCGAAAGAAGATCTTAATCCGACAGTGGGCGTTTTTAGGACCTTGGATATAAATATCCAGGACTGAAGACGTCTCCCGCGTTTCCGCGGTGGTTGAGGATCTCGATTGTAATATATCGAGAACTCAGTGGTGGAGGTGTGCAAAGTTTATGTTAATAACAATTTTGGATTGTCATGCCGGCTGCAAGGCCGGTATTACTTCCCAATTTTGCTATTTTTCATAAAAATAGCACCCACCCCCAAAATTTATATGCGCC